AACTTTCATGTTATCTAAGCGTAGATGGAGTGACGCAGTAGATAGTTACCATACTATGATTAAAGAGGGCAGACCAAATGAGGGTGATATAATTTATTATCCTTTAATGAATAAATTTTTTGAAATTAGTTTTGTAGAAGACCAAGAGCCATTCTTTCAATTAGGCAATTTACCGGTTTACAAACTAAGAGCAAGAACATGGGAGTACAGTTCAGAAAGATTATCTACTGGCGTTACAGATATTGATAGTGCTGAAGACCAATACTCTATTGATATGTTGTCACATCAATTCTCATTAGAAGATGGTACAGGTGCATTGCAATTAGAAAACGATAGTGTAAGTGGTGACGCAAATTACTTTATCAATGAAGATTATGCTTTACAGACACAATCAACTTATGCAGATAATTTAGATTTAGACGCACAAGCAGGTTTCAATACAGCAGATACTTCAGATGATATACTAGACTTTACAGAAAGAAACCCATTTGGTGAGGTAGACAATTAATGTTTGGATATTTTTATAACGAAAGTATGAGAAAAATGACCGTAGCGTTTGGTCAGATTTTTAATAACATACAAATAAAAAGGAGAGATAGTGCAGGTGCAATAGTGCAATCTATTCGTGTACCATTAGCATATGCTCCTAAAGAAAAGTTTTTAGTAAGACTAGACCAACAGGCTAGTTTAGATGATAGAGAAATGGCAATCACATTACCTAGAATGGGTTTTGAAATTTCTGAAATTGCATATGATGGTAGTAGAAAGTTAACTAAAGTACAAAAATTTAAATCAGTTCAAACCGGTGATGACGGCAAAGTTATGAATTACAACTATATGCCTGTGCCTTATAATATATCATATAATTTATTTTGTTTGACAGCAACTGCCGAAGGTGGTTTACAAATTATAGAACAAATATTACCGTATTTTCAACCTGATTATACTGTTACTGTTAATGTTATTCCAGAAATGGGTATAA